CGGCCCCGAATCTGCCGCTCGTTATATTTCGAAAGACCCGCAGGGAAGAAAGCGGTTCAGGCACTCAAAGAACCTAACAAAGCCGACGACAAAGAAGAAAGTCGGCAGTGTTACGCCTCGTACCGTGGAGCTTATGGCAAAACAAAGAATTGACGACAGAGAATATTGGGAACGCCGATACAAGGGCTATCGCTTCTTGCGGTGTTTTGCCCGATTTAATAAATATAACGGTCACTGGTATGTGACTGCGGTAATGTATAAAGCCGATAAGGATAGCATATTGCCGGATTGGAAAATCGAAGGTGATGATTGGATGGCTGAATCGACTTGACCTGTAATTAAAAATCAAGCAAAGGAGACTGAAATGAAAAAAAGATTTTACACAAAGAAGTGCGCGTCTTGTAAGCTAATATTCAGAACGGAAAACAAAGGCGCAACCGTATGCTCGGCCTGTGAAAAGAAAGGGAAGACGGCGCCACCTAAAAAGAAAACAAGAATACCGCGCCCGACTTACGGAATATCCACACCGGAATTTTGCTGTGCCCTCGAACGATATAACGCTCGGATGCATACCCGATACACATACGGACAGGCGGTTATGCTCGTAGACAGTGGGTACATATCCCGAAAAGAATTTTTAAAGCCGTAACAGGAGGATAACGATATGACGCTTAAAGAGCTTTCCCAGCTTTATTATTTAAACCGCGAGATAGAAGATTTAACAAACAAAATAGCTGAACTCGAAGCAAAAGCGACCGATACCTCGGTTAAAATCACAGGTATGCCGCGCGGATCTGGTACAGGTGATAAAATAGGGCGTGCGGTTGAGGAACTTTGTTATTATAAATCAAAGCTTATAAATCGTCTTGCGCGGTGCCGCATAGAGCTCATACGCCTTAACGATTATATATCCGCTTGCCCGGACAGCCTTACTCGTCAGATACTCACTTACCGTTTTGTAAACGGGCTGCCGTGGAATCAGGTTGCGGCACACATAGGGTATCCTGCTACCGAATGGTCGGTTAAGGATGCGGCATACAGGTATATCCGGAAGAATTAAATTTGACACCAAAGACACTTTTATCCTGTTATACTGGTATCATAAAAAATCATACACAATACCCGCAAATATTAAGAGGTATTTTAAATGGCAAAAGAATTTGCAAAAGCATTTTACAATAGCAAAGCTTGGTTAAGCTGTCGGAAAGCATATATAAGCAAACGAACTATGATAGACGGCGGTATGTGCGAAACCTGCAAAGAAAATCCCGGGTACATAGTACACCACAAAATACCTCTCACACCCGAAAATATCAAAAATCCTTTGGTTGCTCTCAATCAAGATAACTTGAAATTTGATTGTAAAGATTGTCACGACAGAGAAGAAGCGCATGCGTTTGTAAAGCGAGGCTTGTTGCGCTGCTCGTTTGATGCAGACGGGCAACCCGTGGTTGAACCGACTCCCCCCATCGAGGGCAAGCGGGGTTAGGTACGGAAGACCGATTGCCCTACAAGAAATCTTACGGGTGACAAATTCGCACGAAAGGGGTAAAAAACGGAGGACAAAAAACTGTGAAAAATAAAAAAACCACACCTTATATACCGACGATTAAAGAAATCGTTGATTTAATCGACTGTAACAAACGAGATTTAGCGCAAAAACTTGTAAATCGTGCGCTTTTTATGGAAAAAACCTTAAAAAAACTCGAGAAAAGAGTGCGCGAAGAGGGTGCTGTGATAAAATGCAAAAACGGTAACGGATTCGACACCACAATGGAGCATCCGGCGCAAAAATCATACAACACAATGATAGGGAAATATAACGCACTCATCAAAACAATTATAGATATGGTCCCTGAAAATGCCGACCCTGACGACGAACTGTTATCTTTTCTTAAGGGTAAAAAATGACGGAGCTTGAAAAGTATTTTACAACAATCATAGACGGGGAAATACCTGCCTGTGAAAAAATGAAACGACAAAGCGATATAATATTAAGGCAATTCGCCTGTCCGGGAGAGTTTCACTTTGACGCTGCGATTGCCAATCGACATATCGAATTCATCGAAAACTTTTGTAAGCTTCCTACCGGAAAACTTGGCACACCTTTAAAACTTGAATTATTCCAAAAAGCGAGATTTCAGACGATATTTGGGTTTGTAGACGATAACGGTATGAGACAATACAATGAGGTTCTGATAGTCGAAGGACGCAAAAACGGCAAAACCACCGAAACAGCGGCAATAGAAACAGACATGCTCGTTAACGACGGCGAAGGAGCACCGCAAATATATAACATTGCGACTATGCTCGATCAAGCAAAATTAGGTTTCAATGCCGCACACAAAATGATTAAACAGTCGTCGATTCTTCGAAAGCATATAAAAAAGCGCTCAGCAGACCTTTATTTTGATTATAATATGGGCTTTATAAAAGCTTTGGCGAGCAACTCAAACAGTTTAGACGGTCTCGACGTGCATTGTGCGGTTATTGACGAACTCGCTGCGATAAAAAACAGAGATATATACGACCTTATCAAGCAAGCAATGGGGGCAAGATGTCAACCGTTGCTTTTTTGTATCACCACAAACGGATTTGTTAGAAACGGAATATTTGACAGCCAATATGAGTATTCACGCAAAATAATATACGGCGAAGAGAAAAACAAGAGATTTCTGCCTTTTATTTACGAGCTTGACGATGTTTCCGAATACCAAAATGAAGATATGTGGATAAAGGCAAATCCCGGGCTTAGCACTATAAAATCGCTTGATTATATGCGTCAAATGGTAGAAAAAGCAAATGCAGACCCAAGCTTTAAGCCCACGGTGTTGGTTAAAGATTTTAATATACCTCAAACCAATGAGGCGGCTTGGCTGAATTTTGAGGATTTAAACAATGAAGAAAAATTTGATATTAAGTTCGATTATTGCATAGGCGGCTGCGACGCCGCAGACAGCGTAGACCTTAACGCCGCTAAGGCGATATGTATGCGCCCTGGCGACAACAAAATCTATGTCAAACAAATGTACTGGCTCCCACAGGCGGTTATTGATAAATATTCTAATGACGGCAAGAGGCAAGGCAGAGACAACGCACCATACGAACTGTGGATTTCACAAGGTTATTTAAGAACCTGCCCCGGTAATAAATGCGATAAGCGCATTTTTCTTGAATGGTTCAAAGAGCTTAGAGATACGGAAGATTTGTATGTGTTGTACATAGGCTATGACCCGTGGCATATAGACGATTCGCTACTGCGGGAATTTCGGGCGGAGTTTGGCAAAAATTCTATGATACCGATAAGACAGGGCCCGTTTACTTTGTCACAGCCGATGAAAGATCTTGCGGCTGAGTTTTCGGCACACAATGTTGTTTATAACAATAATCCAATCGATAAATGGTGCCTTATAAACACAAACATCAAGGTCGATATTAACGGAAACATTCAGCCTGTAAAGGGGCTTGACTCGCGTCAGAGGATAGACGGCACGGTAGCGCTGCTTTGTGCTTATACAGTTCTTCAAGATAAAAAGGATAAATACATAGAAATGAATGAAGGAGTATAAATGGGTTTATTTGATAAAATACGGCAAAAAGAAAAAATGGAGCAAAAAATCAATAACTATTTTAAATTGATGAGCGGTTATGTGCCTACATTCTCTACATTTGAGGGCGGCGTGTATGAAATGGAGCTTACGAGAGCAGCTATACACTCATTTGCAACGCACTGCTCTAAATTAAAACCCGAAATAAGGAGCAAGGGTGAAGATGAACTTGAACAAATCTTACAATTCAGACCTAACCGGATTATGGATGCAAAAAAATATCTTTATAGACTTGCGACTGTGTATATGACCGATAACACCGCTTTTATAGCACCGTTATATGACGATTATTTTGAAATCGTCGGGTTTTACCCTCTTTTAACGAGCAAATGCAGAATTACGGATTTTAACAATAAGAGATATCTCCGCTATGATTTCGGTAACGGTCAGTACGGTTGCGTTGAGCTTGAAAATACAGGAATAATGAATCAATTTCAATACAAGGACGAACTCTTCGGAGAGAGTAACTCTTGTTTACGACCGACAATGAACCTTATGCATACACAAAATCAAGGAATTATAGAGGGAATTAAAACAAGCGCCTCGGTTCGGTTTTTGGCGAAGCTGGCTAATACTTACAAAAGCTCGACTATACAGGAAGAACGCGAGCGCTTTAAAGAAGAAAATCTATCCGCAGCTAACAACGGCGGAGTTCTGTTTTATGATGCAAAGTACGAAGATGTAAAACAAATAGATTCTAAGCCGTTTATTGTAAATCCGGTGCAGATGTCTCAAATAAAAGAAAATGTTTTTAATTACTTCGGTACAAACGAAAAAATATTACAGAATAATTTCACCTCGGATGAATGGAATGCCTATTACGAGGGCAAAATTGAGCCTTTTGCAATCGAAGCGAGCTTAGTCCACACCAATATGGCATATTCACCGCAGGAGATAGCCGCCGGAAAACAAATAATGTTTACCGCAAACCGCCTGCAATATCTTTCTAATGCAGAGAAGCTGTCGACCGTTACACAGCTGTTTGACCGAGGCTTTTTGACGCATAATCAAGGTCTTGAAATATTCAATATGTCTCCTGTCGAAAACGGAGATAAAAGATATATTCGAAAAGAATATATCGAAACGAACAATCTCGACGGAGCTGATACGAAAGAACTTTTAAAGGAGGAAAACAATGGATAAAGAAAAGGAAAATATAGAAAAACTGATGAACGATAAAGGGATGGAATTCAGAAGTTTTAAAATAACCAATTTAGAAAGCAGGACCGCAGAGGATGGCACAAAACAGCTTATTGTTGAGGGTGTTCCATGCGTTTACGATACAGAAACCGTGCTTTATAAGAGTAAATATCACGAATACCGTGAAAAAATAGCTGCAGGCGCTTTTGATGGCGCAGATATGACCGATGTTATTTTTAATTGCAATCATCACGGACGAGTGTATGCCCGCACACGTAACGGTTCTTTAAAGCTCGAGGATAGTTCCGACGGCTTGCATATGAGAGCGGAGCTTATGGCAGGTGACGAGGGCCACGAACAGTTATACAGGGATATAAAGAGCGGTCTTCTTGATCGTATGTCTTTTGCTTTCACTATCAAAGAGTGCACCTATGAATACATAGAACGCACAGACAATCAGCCTGATATTACCGCAAGAACGGTAACGAAGGTAGAAAAACTTTACGATGTATCAGCGGTGGATATTCCCGCTTACGATACTACTTCAATTTCGGCTCGCCGTTCGTTTGATGCGGAAAGAGAAAAACGAGATGCGGAAAGTATCAGGCGCAAGAAGTTGGAGTTAAAATTAAAAATAGAAGGAGTAAATTAAAAAATGCCAAGATTAAAGGAAATTGAGCAGAGACTATCTGCGATAAAAACAGAAATGAACATTGCGGGAGCGGATTTAAACGCTCTTAATGATGAGGTAGACAGCCTCGTAGCTGAACGCAGTGAATTGCTCGGAGCCATAGAAACAAGAAAAAACATCCTTGGAAAGATAGGGCAAGGAGAGTTCGGCGAAGGTCAGCCCGTGATTCCGCAGGAAGAAAAGAGAACATTTGATTTTTCAAGCCCTGAATACCGTTCGGCGTTTCTCAAACAGATAAGGAATCTCGAACTCAGCGATATTGAAAAGAGAGCTTTTTCAAGCTCGTCAAGCTCTGCCGGCGCCGTCATTCCGACAGCGACCGCCAACGAAATAATTAAGAAATTAAAGCAGCACGCCCCGTTGCTCGGCGAGATTACACTTCTTAATGTTGCAGGCAATGTTAAATTTGCCATTGAAAACGCAAAAGCGGACGCGGCTATACACACGGAAAATGCCGCTATAACCGCTGGAACGGATACTTTCACCACAATAACCCTCGGCGGTTACGAGATAGTGAAGCTGGTACAGATTTCCGAAACAGTAAAGACAATGTCTATTGACGCTTTTGAGGCGTGGCTTGCGGATATGATTGCAGAAAAGGTTGCGGAAAAAATCGGCGCATACCTAATAAGCGGCACCGGTTCGGACCAGCCTGCCGGAGTAAGCGTTGCTGCAACATGGGGAGAAGGAAACAGCATTACTGTTGGAAAGGCGGCTTCACTTACAACGGGAAATGTTTTGAGCCTTATAGGTTTACTTAACGGCGTTTACGATAAAAACGCTAAGTTTCTTATGAGCAAAAGAACCCTCTTTACCGATTTTATGCCGTTACAAGACAGCAGCAAAAACAATATTGTCGCCATAGAAGGCAAAAATTACTATATAGCAGGATACCCCGTACTTCTTGATGATAATGTGACTGTTCACGAAGCCTTTTTAGGTGACTTTAAGAAGATTGTAGGAAATCTCTCACAGAATATTACCATCAAAAGCGATTTCGATATTAATACAAACAGTTATAAGTATTTGGGTGTCGCTATGTTCGACTCTAAGGTGGCTGATTCCGACGCTTTCGTTAAGCTCGCAAAAGCTACATCGTAATTATGGATATAATCGAAACCGCAAAAAAGTCCCTTAGAATCACACATAACAACTTTGATGAAGAAATAGTCGATATGACGGACGCAGCTTTGGAAGATTTGCGAGCGGCAGGAATAGAAGCTACCGCTACCGGAAGCGCACTCGGTCGGCAGGCTGTTATACTTTATTGCAAATGGATGTATGACTTTATGGGAAAAGGCGAAGAATATCGGAAGGCATATGAGCGGCTCCGAAATTCAATGAGCACAGGGGGCGTTTATGACCTCGAAAAAGACGAAAATGTAAAGCCGTGGTCCTAATGAATGATATAGCGTATTTTATTACGGAAGAATACAAAAAAGACGATATCGGAAACGATATCGTCTCTCAAACCGAAAAACTTGTTTTTTGTGAAATATCAAGCGTAGGCGGTCAAGAGGTTTTAAAAGCCTCTCAATCAGGCATAAAACCCCAATGTCGAATAAAGCTGTGGAAATATGAATACGAAAATCAGCAGCTCATAAGGATAGGAGACGATTATTTTACCGTTTACCGTACATATGTCGACAAAGAAATGATTGAACTATATTTAGAAAGGCGTGTTGGTAAGCAATGAGCGAAACCGTGAGTCTTTCAGGTTTGGGAGAGGAAATAGTTAAAAGATTGCAGGAATTCTCTGCGGATGTCGAAGAAGAAGTAAAAAAAGCTACAGATGCATCGGCAAAAAGGGCTGTAGCTCTGCTTAAGGAAAAATCACCTAAAAAATCAGGGGCTTATGCTTCTGAGTGGCGGAGCTACAAGCCTAAGTCGGTGCAACATATGTATGAGCGGAATGTTTATAACAGGAAAAAATATCAGCTCACTCATCTGTTAGAGGACGGTCACGGACCCGGCGGAAAATCAAAAAAATCAGTTAGAGCAATTCCGCATATAAACCCTATCCGCGACCAAATTGCAAAGGAATTTGAACAAGCTGTCGTAAATGCGATAGAAAAATATCGATAAAGGAGGTTACAAATGAGTATAAAGGAATTTAAAGAAATTCTTGACGGGAGCGGAATACCGTTTAGTTACGACCATTGGGCCGGCTCGCAAATCTCCGAATTTCCGTACGGAGTTTACCGAACGGAAGAGGAAGAGCCCGTTTGCACGGACGGCGGCGTCGCGTTTTCGTTGCTCAATATAACCGTTTCTTTATGGACTAAAATAAAAGATTTATCAGCAGAGAGAAAACTTGAAGCGGCGTTATCTGCCGCCGATGTGTTTTTTCAGAAAAGCGGAACTTCGTACGAATACGAAGAAAACGCATATGTAACCACATATGAAATACAAATATAGGAGGAATATAAATGGCAGGAAATACCGCAGCCGCCACACCGGCGGTCAAAAACAGGTTTCATTCAAAGCTTAAAGCAATGTATTATGCACCGGCAACGATTACAGAGACCGCAGGAACCAAATCAATTACCTACGGCAAGCCTGTAAGGATGTTTGATGCAGTCGCTCTTTCACTTTCTAAAAAAGGCGACCTTATTGTCGTAAGAAGCGACGGCATGGAGGATGTAATCGGTTCGGATAATCAAGGATACGACGGAGAAGCCGAGCTTCTTCGTTTGCCTGAAAGCTTTGAAAAGGATTGTTTAAGCAGCACGGTAAACGCCGATGGCACGGTGGATGAATTTGAGAAAGACGATGCAAAGCCTTTTGCGCTTCTTTTTGAATTCTTAGGAGACAAAAAGAATGTCAGGCATTGTTTATATTGGTGCTATGCAAACCGTCCGAATGTAGAGGGAGATAATCCGGACAACAAAGAGCCGAAAAATGAAAAGACTACAATTTACGCTCGCCCTCGCCCCACCGACGGTAAAATAAAGACTAAAACCGGCGACAGTATAACGGACACGGTTTACAATGCGTGGTATACCGCAGTCCCGGATCAAACTTCATCAGGTAGTTAATATGTTAAAAACAATAAATATAGGAAGTAAAAAAGTAAAGATGAAAGCTTCGGCGGCAACGCCGAGGCTTTACCGTGATATACTCGGCAAAGATATATTCGCCGATTACGAAAAACTTCTCGATATAGAAAATACTTCCGGTTCCGAGCGGTGGAGCATTTTTGAAAATATAGCCTTTATTATGGCAAAACAAGCCGATGAAAATATACCCGACGATATAGTTAAATGGTTAGACAGTTTCGACGGCGTCCCATCGATTGCCGATGCCGTAGGCGACATTTTTGAGCTTTGGACCGGAAATTTAAAAACAAGTTCAGAATCTAAAAAAAAAGTAAATTAACCGTCCGAGAGTATAATACAGCAGTATTCCTCTTGCGTTGTTTGGAACTTGGTTTGTCTCTGTCCGAACTTGATTTGCTTACCGTAGGAATGGTGTACGATATGGCAATCGAAAAAGGAAATGATAGTTACGATTACCCTTTGCAAATGACACAAGAGGACTACGATGCATTTTAGGAGTTTTTTTATGAAACAGCAAATTAAAAACACGAAGAAAGACAAGAAGCCGTCCGTTTCTCCTCATCAACAGATGAAACAGGAATTAGATGCCTATAACAAAGAACACGGCACAAATTACAGTTGCGGCGAATACATAGCCTATATATGGCCGAAGCTCCATAGGGGGGGAAAAATAATGTATGAGGATAAAAAAGATATCTATCCTCGTATATGCTTCAAAAATCAAGAATTGACCGCCTTAAGGAAATGATAATTTCACAACCCGAACGGCAAAAGGAATTTCTTGCACAGATAAATGCGGCAAACGAATTGAGAGACACAATAGAAAAGAAAATTCAAGAAGTAGACGGCGGTACACTTACAGAGATTTTATATTGGAAATATGTATGTGGAAAATCTCTTTGGGAAATAAGCGAGTATATAAATTACTGTTTTAGGCATACCGAGCGATTACATTTAAAGGCTCTCGAAAAATTCAAATTATAATGAACGATTAATTTTAATTCAGCGTTCGCTTATGCGGGTGTTTTTTCAGATATAAAAATCATTTTTGCAGTCAACTGCAAGGAAAGGAGAGACTGTGACAAAAAAATTAAAGGGTATAATTGTAAAAATCGGCGGAGATACAAGCGGTTTGAGCAAGGCGCTTAAAGATATAGACAGTCAGCTTTATAATACTAAAAGCGATCTTAGAGATGTTCAAAAGCTTTTAAAACTCGATCCGACAAATACTGTTTTACTCAGTCAAAAGCAAGAGCTGCTTTCGAAATCCATTAAAACCACATCCGAACGGTTGAAAGAGCTGAAAGAAGCCGAAAAAGCCGCAAAAGCTGAATTTGAAAAGAAAAATATCAGCGAAAGTGAATACCAATCCTTACAGCGCGAAATCGTTAGGACAGAGCAATCTTTAAAATCGCTTGAAAAACAAGCCAAAACCGTTAATATTTCGCTTGAAAAAGTCGGCAGCACAACGAGCAGTGTCGGCAAAGCTCTTACAATAGGTATTACAACACCCGTTATAGCTGCGGGAGCGGCAATTTATAAGTATTCAAGTGACCTCACCGAAGCTGAGAACAAAACAAAAGAAGTATTTAAAAATATGTCTTCGGATGTTCTTGATTGGTCTCAAACTTCACTTGATAAAATGGGAATGGCGCGTTCTACGGCGCTTGATGCAGCATCTCTATACGGCGGTATGGCTACGGCTATGGGACTCACTCGTAAAAGCGCGACGGATATGTCGAAGTCACTCACCGAGCTTTCCGTAGACCTTGCAAGCTTTCATAACACATCCTTAGATCAAGCCTCAACCGCTTTGAAAAGTATATTCACAGGCGAGACGGAAACGCTTAAAAATTACGGTATAGTAATGACCGAAGCAAATCTCAAGGCATACGCTCTGTCACAGGGGATAAAAACAAATTACAGCGAAATGACACAAGCCGAAAAGGTGCAGCTAAGATATAACTTTGTTATGAATGCCAGTAAGGACGCCATTGGTGATTATGAGCGCAACTGCGGAGAAGCGGCGTCCCAAATGAAAAAACTGCCCGAAGCATCAAAAGAGCTCGCAACTTCGTTTAAAGAAAATGTCGAGCCTACAATAACCCCTATGATACAACGGCTTAACGAAGCAGTTGTATGGTTCGGAAAGCTTGACGATGGTACAAAAAACATTATTACGCGAGCCGCACTGATAACTGCCGCTGCCGGACCTGTTTTGACCGTGGGCGGGAAAATAATACAAGCCGTAAGCAAAACCCAAAAGGTGATTGAAACATTAAAGGCGGCGCATCTTTCAAAAAAGTCTGCAACCGCAGCCGACACACAAGCGCAGACTGCCTATGCAAGCTCACTTGATACTACGGCCGCCGCCGCAAACCGCGCAACCGCAAACCTTAATAAGATGGCGCTCGCTCAAAGAAACGCAAACGGCTCAACACTTTCGACAACCGCATACGGTGCAGATGCTTCTTTAAATTCAGGAACATTTAAAACCGCCCAAAAAAATTCTGCGTCTTCAAAATTAAAATTAATGGCAGGGAATTCAAGTTTATATTTGGCTCTTGCTGCCGCAACAATAGGTATAGGCGGTACAATCGTTCAAAAACGCATCAAAAAAGAATATGAGCTTATTGATAAAAAATACAAAAATATGATCGACGAAAGTAACAAGGCTTACGATTCGGAAATACAAAATCTTACTGATGAATATAACTCTTACGAAGATAAAATGAACAAAAAGAAATCTAAGGAAGAGAAATTCTACAGTGATAAAATAGCCAATTTAAAAAACGACCTAAAAGCTCAAAAAAACGCCATATCCGAAGAGCAAAAGCTTTACGAAAAAGCTCATAAAGAGCGGCTTTCACAGCTTGAAAAGGAAAAGCAGGCAAAGCTTGACTCTATATCCGCAAGTCAAGAAGCTCAAACCGCCGAACTGCAACAGCAAATAGACGCCTTAAATGCTTTAAACGAAGCGGATGAAGCGGCAACAAAAGAACAGGAAAACGCCGAAAAGCTTGCAGAGCTTAAGAAGTCTATTACATTTGCAAAAACATACGCCGAAAAAGTAGACGCGGAAAACGCGTACACCGCCGAAGTCAAAAGGCAGGAGCAAGAAAAAACAAAAGCGGCTCGAGAAAACCAAATTAAACAGCTTCAAAACAAAATGGAGCAAATAAAGAACGAGGCTTCCGCCCGCCAAGAACAAGTTAAATCCGAATACGATTCGGCGGTCGAACTTGAAAACAGCAAATATGAAATTGCCAAAGAAGGCTTTGAAAACAGGCTTTCGGCTCTTGATACTTATGTTGAAGATGAAACCGCACGTCTTGAAGCTTTGAGAGATAATGCGGTTTCGCTTATGCAAAGTGAAACCGACACTTATCTTGCCGAATTGCAAAAACGCATAGATGCGCAAGAGAAACTCAAAAAAGCCGCAGAAGAAGCCATTAAAACCCAACAAAAGGAAGATGAAAAAACAAAAGAAGAAAAATATGTTGCAAAGATAAAGGCCCGCGGCGTTTCGTGGTATGATAAAGACATTCCAAAATCGTGGTCGAGCAAAGCCGGTCACAATGCTTCCGGCACGAACGATTGGCGCGGAGGTCTTACCTATGTACATGAGCGGGGCGGGGAATTGATAAATCTTCCGCAGCACGCACAGATAATTCCTCACGATTTATCGGTGGAGTATATGAGAGAACTTGCCCGCGCAAAAACGGGCTCGCAAAACACCTACAACCAATACGGTGCACAACAGCAGGTTACCGTTTTGAAGGTTGGTGAAAAAACCGTTGCCGAGGTTATAGAGCCTTGCGTATCGGTGAAGATGTCAGACAGCATTTACAGAAGGAGGCGCTCAGGTGGATAACGATGAGTTCAAATACGGCAATATAGAATCTGGCGCATTTAATATTGTGTGCGGAACGGAAACACATTCGATACTGCCCGAGAAACGCAAATATGTGCAAGAGGTACCGGGACTTGACGGCGTGGTGGATTTCGGAATTTCGGGTTACAGTACACGGGTAATAACAAAACCGATATATTACACAGGCGCGTATTCCGATTTAAGAAAAAAGAGAGAGGAAATAATAGCTTGGCTTTGCAATGACGGGACACCCAAAAAGCTTATTTTCGGCAACGAACCCGACAGATATTATATGGCTAAAATTTATGCGGCACTTGAATTTAACAACACCTCAGATAGACATATAGGCGATATTCAGTTTGAGTGCAATCCGCCGTGGCAATATCTTTTGGACAGCACACTTTTAACGCCTGATGAAATTACATACATAAATTGTACCGCTAAAGACGGTCAATTTATTAAAGAATTTTCAGGGAGCGGTGCTATAAAGTTTTTTAATAAAGGTACTCAAAAGGTTAAGCCTGTAATAAAAATCATAGGTCGCGTCAAGTCAGGATTCACATTATCTTATGGAACAGCCAAGCTTAAAATAAACGCAGATACAGGCTTTGAGGGTGTGAAAATCGATTGCACAAAGGAGACCGCGACACGGATGTCAGACGGTAGCAGCCTGTATTCGAGTCTTGATTCGGCAAGCACCTTTTTCGAACTTTCTCCCGGTAAATGTATGATAAATGTTTCGGGCGGATCTCTCGGTGCCTACCCTGATTCTGTAACCGTCATAATAGAATTTAACGCTAAAATGTTAGGGTGATAAGATGGCAGGTAAAATAAAAGTATATGATAAAGATTTCAAGGCTTTGGGGAGCACCTCCGAAGCCTTTAATATTGCAAAAACAGAGGAATTGATGCGTGAATACACATTAAGCTTTTCCGTTGCTAACACAGACGGGATTTTCGATTACATTAATGAAAATTCTATATTTGAATATTCGGGTCAAAAATTTGATATATCAGGTATTGACGGCGATTCAGGCACAAACAACATAACACAGGTTACTGCCGAACATATTTCTTACCGTTTATCAAATTATACGCTGGTAAACGGATACAGTTTCGTGGGAACAGCTCGTCAATTAGCCGAGGATATTTTGAGGGAAGCCAAAACAGTAGACGGCACACCTGCATCTTCCGAGTTTACTTTGGGAACTGTAGTAAGTACCGATGTACTTAATTTTTCGCTTTCGGGTCAAACAAATGTAACAGCTCGCGAAGCGCTTATTGCAATGAAAGAATTGGGCGTAGAGGTTCAGTTTGACAATTTCACCGTAAATGTGCTTTATCAGGTCGGCACTGATTCAGGCATAGTATTTGAATATGGCAAAAACCTCACCGGCGTTAGGCGTACATGGCAACGCGATAATGGTTGGACTTACGACATAAATATTGCTGACCTTCAAAAAGCAAAGGGCTATACCGGCGAGAGCTACGGTCTCGGCGATAATATTACCGTAATCGATAAATTTGCAAAGCTTGAAATTAAACAACGCATAATTACTTACAAAGAATGTGACGACCCCACACAGAACAGCATAACTGTAGGTGTATTCATTCGTGATAATGCCTCACTTAGCGTAGAGACTGACCGTATCGCCAATGCCGCAAGCACCGTAGCCGGCGAAGCAAAAAGCAAAGCGGACACTTCGGTACAGCAAGGCGAGAAATACAGCAATGTCTCAATTACGCATAAAGACGGGTTTAAGTGTACAAATATAAGTGATACTCTTCGCGTTATGGTGAATGCAAATGACTGCTTTGTGGTTCAGGCTAAGAAAAACGGGCAGTGGGTTACGGTTACAAGCGCCGAACTTTGGGGAATAGTAACTTCACGGCTTACTACGCAGAATTCCAAAGATTATTATTACGCAACAATCGGTATGAACAACAACGGAAACCCCGGTTTGTTCTTAATGTGGAGGGACAAAGGCAACGAACCGGAAGAGCATTTCAGTGTATGGCCGACAGCTTCGGGAGACACGGTTATAGATTGTAAAGGCAATTTACGCATCAAATCTAAAACCGGCGGAAAGGTTGTTATAGAAAACCGCGAAGAAGACAGCCAAGGATTCAGCGGAAGTATATATCTCACCGAAAACGGCGGCGGTCTTGCTTTACTGAAATTTACAAACGGAATACTGAAAAGTATAGATTAAGGAGAGATATACCGTGGGACTTATAAAAATAACAATCAGTATGACCGAAGCAGAACGCATAGCCGCTTATAACAGCAATATGCAATATCTTGAAAAGGATTTACCGTTAAAACACTTGCCGGTCGGAATTATAATATCCTTCGACACACCCGTAGACCCGAACAAGCTTTACGGCGGCAAATGGGAACGGATAAAAGGCAGATTTATATGGGGCATAGAGGACGGCGAACAGGCAGGCTGCACCAGCGGCGAAAAAACGCACATGCTAACTACTGATGAAATGCCAAGCCATAATCACTATGGATTCGCCACAGATGTGCACTCCACCACCCACGATACAAATACCGACAGGTATCCTTACGGAGCGTGGACGAAAGAATATAATGAAGTACATACAGGGAGTACTGGCGGAAATCAACCACACAACAATATGCCGCCTTATTACGGTGCGTGTACATGGCGCAGAGTGGCGTAAGGGAGGTGAGAAGATGCCTAAATACAGAATTTTCATTAGAGAATCGGCAAGCAAACATGTAATAGCAGAGTCCGACACAAAGGAAAAAGCAATTACCGGCATAAGAGAGAAATTTGAAAACGGCGAAATTACCCTCGACAAAGAAAACGATACATATTCGTTTGAAATGCAGGGAGACGAGATCAAAAGCGAAAACTAAAAAAGGAGAAGAGAATGGAAAACAATATTTTTTCTGCCGTTGTCTCGGAGAATAATATTTTAAGTGTCAACGGCTCGGCAGTGAGCGACAGCGTAAAATTTGTTAAAATACATTTTTCGTTTCCTAAGACTTGGGACGGGTTTACCAAAACGGTTGTGTTTAAAAACGGCGATACAAAATGCTCTGTAATACTCGATGAAAAGAGCGAGCTATGCATTGACGAAGATGAATGCTACATACCGCACGAGGTTATTAAAACGCCTATGCTCAGCTTTGCCGTATTCGGCATTTTTGAGGACAGCAAAGCAACTTCTTCGTGGGCGGCAATAAGAATAATAAAAGGCTGCGGTGAAAACGGAGACGCGCCGCTTGACCCTACGCCTACCGAATACGAGCAGCTTTTAAAAATTTCGGAAGAAACAAAGAAAATCGCTCAATCGGTTCGTGATGATGCTGACAACGGTGACTTTAAAGGTGAAAAAGGCGACACAGGCGCCAAAGGCGAAACCGGAGCCACCGGCGCAAAAGGTGCGACAGGAGCCAAGGGGGACAAGGGCGATAAAGGCGACGCTTTCACCTACGAGGATTTCACTGCCGAACAGCTCGCGGCGCTTAAGGGTGCTAAAGGGGATAAAGGCGAGAAAGGAGATAAGGGCGACACGGGGGATGTAAACACCCTGCAAATGAATACCGCCTGCGCCAACGCCCTCCGTGGTGCCGCTTCGGGTTCGTCCGTAAGACTTTCCGATATCTCCCCGAACGAGCATACACTCGGTGTCAAGGTGAGAAGTAAGAATTTAATACCTTATCCTTATGCCACTCAGAGTGGTACTACAATTAACGGTATCACTTGGACTCATTCGTCCGATGGAACTTTGATTGCTAATGGTACAGCAACGGAAAATTCTAATTTTGTAATCGTCAATATAAATAATGCCATACCGGTAACAGGTCAAAAAGTAACTTTAAGTGGGTGTCCCAAAGACGGTGGAACGAACAAATACGGCATATACTACTACGATACTGTCACAAGCCAATTTGATTACGGCCAAGGGGTAATCTTTATACCCAAAGGTAATGTTACTATATCCGCAAGAATTTTTAAAGGACAGACAGTAGATAATTTAGTTTTTAAACCCCAGCTTGAACTCGGCTCAACCGCTACCGCATACACCCCTTACATTTCAGATTTATCAACAGTTAATGCAACAAGATGTGGAAAGAACATATTAGAATATCCGTATGTTGAAACAACTTTAACAAGAAACGGATTAACATTTACAGATAACAAAGACGGTACTATTACAGTAAATGGTACTGCAACAGCAGATACGCAGTTTAGATTACAGGATACTGTCGCTTATCCTAATAATCCTAATCCTTTTAATTCTTTAATAGGTAAAAAAGTTTATATAAACGGTTCTCCTGAGGGTTCATCAAAAGATACTTATGCGATACAATGGGTAGCAGTAGGCACATACGGTAACGGTGTTATGACAGTTACAAAAAGTAGTTACTATAGATTTGCAATATTTGTTAAGTCGGGCATTACAGTAGAAAACCTTGTATTTAAACCTCAGATAGAACTCGGCATAACCGCTATTCCTTATGAACCATATCAAGGTCAAAGTTACACACCTGCCACCGATGGTACAGTGTCGGGCGTAAAAAGTCTTTACCCAACCACAACACTTATGACCGATACCGAGGGAGCAATTATCGAAGCAGAATACAGCAAAGATATAAACAAAGCCTTTGCCGAATTGCAGCAAGCAATAATAAGTTTGGGTGGCAACGTATGATAAAAATCTTGGAGGAACGATACAATGTTTAGTTTAAAAGAATTTGTTAAAACAGGCTTTTTAAGAGCGGTCGGGAAAATGTCGGATTATCAAATAATCCTTAACGCCGCAGGGTGGAACGAAAAGGGCGTACTTACTGAGGATGACCTTGCCGAGATACAGACCGCCATTGAAGCGCAACATCCGGCAGAAGACGAAATGACGCCGGATGAAAGCGAGGTGAAATAATGAACAGTACGGTAATAGTTTCGCTTGTATCTCTCACCGGAACGCTTATAGGCACGTTCGGAGGCATAATGGCGGCAAACCGCCTTACTACATATCGCCTTTCACAGCTTGAAAAAAAGGTTGAAAAGCACAACAGCGTAATGGAGCGCACATATAAGCTTGAGGGCAGAATGACCGAGGCGGAGCATGATATACGCGATATTAAAAACAAAATATAACGGAGGAAACAAAAATGTTTAAAGGAATTGATGTATCGGTATATCAGGGAGATATAGATTGGAGCAGAGTAAAACCGTATATAGATTTTGCGATACTGCGTATAGGTCTTGGAGACGATATACCGTCACAGGATGACGCAAAATTCGAACGCAATTATGCCGAGTGTGTAAGGCTCAGTATTCCGTTTGCGGTATACTTTTTCTCATATGCCGTCAATAAAGCAAAGGTACAGTCGGAGATAGCGCATATTAAAAGATTGCTCGAAGGCAAAACAATAAACGCACCCGTCTATATAGATGTTGAAAATACAAGAGGTCTTGACTGGCGTACAATTTCAAACGCAGATATGCTCAGCATTATGCAGGAGTTTAATACTCAGCTTAATGCGCTCAGCTATAAAATGGGTATTTATTCATCCCGTTCGGCGTTTTGGAACGAGAAAATGTCGGATCCGTGGTATGACAATGTAAGCAAGTGGGTAGCCGAATACGGAGACAAGGTAAACGATTTCAACCGTACATACGATATTTGGCAGCACACCTCAAAGGGTGCGATAGACGGCATAAACGGCAATGTTGATATGAATGTGATGTACAATAATGTATTTTCATTCGAACAGGCACCGTCGGTCAAATCAAACGAGCAGCTTGCCGATGAAGTCATAAACGGCAAGTGGGGGAACGGCGCCGACCGCAAAAACCGTCTTACCGCTGCAGGATATAACTATGAAGCGGTACAGGCGATTGTTAATGAAAGACTGGGGAAAAGCAATCTCAAATCTCTTGACGAAATTGCCCGAGAGGTTGTCCGCGGTAAATGGGGCAACGGTTCAGAAAGAGTTAAGAGGCTTACCGCTGCGGGCTACGACGCAAAAGCTGTACAGAGCAGAGTAAACGATTTGATGAAAAAGAGGTGAATAAAATGCCAAAGGCAAAGTTTTTGAAGTGGGCAAAAGCCGCCGGCGTCCGTGCGATTAAAACGGTAGCACAGACAGCCGCCGCGACAATCGGAACCTCGGCTATGATAAGCCAAGTCGATTGGAAGCTTGTGGTTTCTGCCGCACTTCTTTCCGGTTTGCTTTCGGTTCTTACCTCGGTCGGAGGTTTGCCGGAAGTAAAAGAAGATTAG